GGCGTAACCTTCCGGGGTCGGCCGGGGAACCTAGCAACAGAATCCCCGGCAACTTATCATGAGGGTGGTCCAGTATGAGTGATGAAGTGAAAGTCAGTCGCCGCTGGTTCTTGGGTGGCGCCCTTGCCGTTCCGGCCGCTGCTGTCGTAGCCCCCCTTCTCCCCGTCATTCCAGAGGTTGTACCAGAAGTTGCGGAATTTGACCCGGTCTTGATCGCTCTGGTGCGTCGTTCGATGCCCAATATCATTGCCCACGACATCATTGGTGTTCAGCCGATGACTGGTCCTACAGGCCAGATTTTCGCATTGAAGAGCAGGTATTCCGCCAATAGCTAGGAGAGATCCGTGGAAGAATCTACCATCCTCAAGATCGTCGTGCCCATGGTCCTGCTTCTCCTGGCTATGGTGGCTCTATCGGCGATCTACACCAGCCATGTAGACAACGAGCGTAAACACAAGGCTGCAATTGCCTGTATCCAACGGGACGGAGTCTGGGTCAGGGCCGTGGATATGTGCATCCCTTTAGTGGGCAAAAAAGCCCCCGGCGAATCATAAATAAAGGTTCAACAACCAGCTAGAGGGATCATGCGAGTTGGAAAAGAGCCACAGCCACCTGATCATCCGGGCACGGGTGACCAATCCCCCCACTGATACCACCTTCATCGAGCAGTGGACACGGGATGTGATCCACGCCGTCGGGATGCAGGTTCTGATGGGGCCGTATGCCGTCTATTCCAATGTGCCCGGGAACGAGGGGGTGACCTGCATCGGTGCCCTGGATTTCTCGCACATTGCCATCCACATCTGGGACCAATACGAAGAGCCCCTGATCGAGTTCGATCTGTTCTCGTGCAAGAGTTTCGACCCCCAAATCGTCATCGACATGATGCATCCGTTCGGGGTGAAGAGCCTGACCATCAAGCACATCGACAGAGATGAAATGGAGAAAAAGAGTGTCGAAGATTACTTCACGGTGGCCGCAGAAGCTTTTACTAGCGTCACTGCTGATCCTCATTAGTACGGGCAGCGTCCTGGCCGAGAAAATCATCGTTTGCCGTGAGCTTGGAACCAAGCTAGACTGCCAGGACATGACCACGACCCTGGTCACTATCGAGGTACCCTATGACAAGAAGGTCCTCACCATGAAGCACTACGACAAGAACAAGCGGGTTCTTTTCGAGCGGGTCTTCCGTGTAACGCCGGGGCAGAAGTTCGACATCCAGTTCAAATAGGTTATCATGAAAGAGCCCGAAGGTTTCTGGTTGTTCCCCTACGTCATGCTCCTGGGGGCGATCAAGACTGTGAAGATCCTCCTGATCATCTCTGTCATCGTGGCGCTCTGTGCCGTTCCTGGCACGGTCCTGCGGTACTACTTCCCTTCCCTGGACGCCGACGTTGCCTATTTCCTCATCACTCCGGGCATGTTCGTGTTGTTGGTTGTCGTGTTTGCCGCGGGGGTTGATGCCCTGGAGCAGAAGCGGTTCAACGACAAACTGAAGCAGATGGATGATAGGTATGCCGAGATGAGGGAGGATAAATGAAAGACCGTGAAGGCATCGGCCTGTACCTCTACATCTTCCTCCTCGGGATAAGGGAGTTCCTGATCGTGGGTGCATTCCTAGTCGGGTTTGCCCTCCTGTTCCTTAGTCCCGGCATTGCATTGCACTTTGGCATGACCTACTTCGGGGTCGCCCACCACATCCCATCAGTCATCTTCTTCGGCGGCATGTGCATTTCCGTCGTCGGCATCATCATCTATGCTATGGGACAGGCGACCTACAATGCCATGCTTCGAGGCGAAAACAGAAAGGATTGACAGTGCCCCTGATCCTGTACACTGAAGGCGAATTGATCGCCCAGGCCGACGACGCCATGATCCAGGAACGGGAAGACATCCTCGATATCCTGCGCCACGTCTTGACCAACGCCGAAGAGACCAAGAAGTTGGCCGATGGTCTGGCCCAATTCGAGACCTCCTCGAACACCTTCGACGCCACGTCCCGTACCCAGGCCATCATTCATGTGGTGACCCAGATCATGACGATGATCCGGAGGAGGGAGAAGTCGTTCACGAAATAGTGAACAAGTCCATTTACGCGGTTGGAGACTAAGTACCATACACGTCTCTCCTTCCACGCAACCGGCCGGGTAAATGGATCAACTCCTCCTCTCGAAACTCACCACAGTTTCGAACGAAATCAATCGCCTTGTCTCTTCACTTCAGATAGACTATCTCGATGCCTGTGTACTATACTGTGAACGCACAGGTATGGAGGTAGAGCAACTTGCTCTCCTCATTCGACGCAACCAGGGAATCAGATCCCGATTGCAGGAAGAGGGTGAGACCCTCAGAATGTTGAAACGAGAGTGAGACATAATGTCACAGGACAACTTCGTCTACGATCCCTTCGGTAATCAGTCCGAAGCGGCGATTCTCCCTGCCCCGATCTGGCCGGACATGAACGAGGGTTCGGAATGGTCACATCGTTTGCGGCAAGCCAAGGCCGAGAACGGTCCCAATTTCTGGAGTGAGATGAGGGCGGTCCTGGCCCACGATTGGAACACCCTGCCCCGTCACCGCTTCAAAGCTTGGGCATCTACGTGGATGATACCCCTGGTGTCTCGGTATCGCTTCATGCACTACTTTCTCATGGGCATGATCAAATACCGCACCGACCCAGCCTTCTATGAGAAGGTGTTGCGTGACAAGGGCGTAGGTACCCTCCCCGAGGACTTTGCCCATCTTGCCGTGTTCGACGACTTCCCCATGACCATGAACCGGCTGCAACAGTTAGGCCACCTCGTCTGCACGGCCTGGGACACGGAAGTGAAGGATATGAAACGTATCCTTGAGATCGGCGCCGGAATCGGTGAAATGGCCGATGTAATCAAGGAATTGGGCTTCTCGGGCACGTATGATATCTATGACTTCCCCGAGCTACACCAGATCCAGATGTACCATCACGAAAGCCTGGGTATGGATCTGTCCAAGATGGGATATCTGGACAAGCCGGAGGACATCAGCGGCGAGTATGATCTCGTCATTGCCACCTTCTCCATCACGGAAATGCCGATGGAATTGCGAGACACCCTTCTCGCCAAGATCAAGACGAAGGGTTGGCTGATTGCCTACTCCAAAAAGATCTTTGGCTATGACAACGAGGCCTGGATGAAGAACGTGTTCCTGGAACAGCACAAGGATTCCAAGATCTCGATCATCGACATGCCGTTTCATATCTGGGATGGTGGTTCCGAGTATGTCCGAATCTCCTGACATCTTCTTCTACAAAGCCCCCTTATCGGCCGATAAGCTCGACCACTACTTTGGTTCCGCTGGTGTCAAGGTACATGGTGAGCGGTTCGGCCTATACATCAAAGAGGGCGACCACTATCATCTGAAAGCGGTCTTCAATCTCAAGGACCGTGGCAGTATCCTGTGGGCCATGAGACTTTTGGTGAACCATGTTCAAGACAACGGTAATTGACGACGTCGTCCCCGAAGACCACCTGGACGATCTCGTAGCGCATGTCATGAGAGGCCCCTGGCAGTTCATTGAGGACATGGCCTACAATGGGGAACACCACTACGGTCTCAGCCAACAGTTCCTGAAGTACGGGACGGGGGTTGTCTCATCCCTGTTCGAGACCGTGGCGGTCCCCATCATCAACGCCGGAATGGCCCGGATCGGCCTTCAGATCAAGGGTTGCGACAACTGTCGGGCCTTCCTGCAGCTTCCCCTGGCCGAGAAGTTCCGCGGCGAGAACAATGGCGTCCATATCGACAACTTCCACAACCACATCGCCGCGGTCTTCTACATGTTCGATTCCGATGGGGATACCATCATCTACGAGAACACCAAGCACAACACGATCCTGAACGCCAAGGACGTGAAGCTGGTGGAACATGCCAGGGTAACACCCAAGGAGAATCGTATAGTATTCTTCGACGGCGCACGGTATCATTGCTCGTCCCAACCTAAAGACAATCTGCGGCTGATCATCAATTACAACCTGATCGTATGAACGGCTTTGAGGTATACAAGTATTACGCCGCTCTCAAGGCCCACTTCACTTCCAAGAAATACAATGCCTTTGCCTACCAGGGCAAAACCAGGGGCACGACCTGGGACAAGTATGAGGCCAGGAACGACCGCCCCTTCTTCGAGCGGGTAGCCAAGCACCACGACCCCCGCGGCTATCTCCTCGCCAATATCCTGCACAACAGCCAGTTCTGGATCGGCGGCAACGACGAATCCGATGCGATCTATGCTGCCTGGAAGGGCCGTGTGGATGGCCTGATGTACCATTTCGAGATCGATCTGGGCCGCCTGGATCTGGCCAAGGACGTCAAGGTCAAGAAGGGTACGGTCCCGGGCCTCATCCAGAAGTTCCTCAACCGCAAAATCTCCCTAGAGACCCTTACCATCCTGCTCGACATTCTCCCGGTCGAGGAGAAGTGGAAGGCTGTCCTGGGTGACGACCTCATTGTGGACCAAGTGGTTCATCTCACGAGGAAATATCGACCGTTTCTTTCCTATAGCAAATCAACGTGTAAGAGTCTAATCATAACATTGTGTATGAAGAAAAGCTCGTAAGTCACTGATTTCCTTGTATAAATAGGTGTGGACACGATCCAAGTATCGGTCCCCTATCAAAACAAGGAGACAATCATGACAAAGAAGAGCTACCTCGACCGTTATTCCCAGGCGGCCGAACAGGCGAGTGGTAAGGGCGGCTTCAAGCAAGACCCCCGCTACTGGCAGCCCACCGCCGACAAGGCGGGTAATGGATACGCAATCATCCGCTTCCTCCCCCCACTGAATCCCGACGCAGAAGACGGTTCTGAACTGCCGTGGATCATGTACTACAACCATTCCTTCAAGGGACCGACCGGGGCGTGGTACATCGAACGCTGCCGCACCTCCCTGGGTGAGGGTGAGAAAGATCCGGTGGTCGAGGATAACTCCAGGCTCTATGCCACGGGCCGGGAAGAGGACAAGAAGACGGCCCAGCCGCGGTCCCGTCGCAAGGTGTATGTGTCCAACATCTATGTGGTGAAAGACCCCGGCAACCCCGAGAACGAGGGCAAGGTCTACCTCTATCAGTACGGTCAGAAGATCTTTGACATGCTGAAGGCAGCCATGGCTCCCCCGCAGTTCCCGGACGATGTGCGCATTGACCCGTTCTCCATCGATGAGACCGGTGCAAACTTCCAGCTTCGGATCATCAAGAAGGACGGCCGCCGCTCCTATGAGCGGTCCAAGTTCGAGGACCAACGTGCCCTCACCGAGGATGCTGCAGAAGCCAAGAAGATCCTGGCCCAGCGGCATGACCTGTTGGCCGAGAATGCCCCGGACAAGTACAAGTCGTACGAGAAGCTGGAGGCGAAGTTCCGCCGCGTCATCGGGGCTGCCCAGTCGCCCCTGGCCGAGGATGGTGCATATGCTGGTGAGGCCCCCATGGACGCCCCCAAGGCTTCCAAGACCAAGTCATACCAGGATGCCATGGACAAGCTTCATGCCGACGACGACATCTCGATTGACGAGTTGATCAACGGCTGATCGGTCCTAACCATAGACACAAAAAGAGAGGGGGCCGAAAGGCCCCCTTTTCATTCGATCTCTTCGAAATCAGAGACCGGTTCTTTATTCAGGATCTTGTTGACGATGTTGGCCTTCATGGTCTCGATGGTCCTGGTAGTGACCAGCTTCCGGAAGCCAAGTTCATCGAAAGCTTCCTCGACATAATCATTATACTGGGCGTCCCAGAGCAAATGGTGGCCGTTGTTGACCTCTTCCAGAAGCAGGAAGTTCCGCTTCCAATGAGAGCAAAACCGAACGCCACGGATCGTCAAGGGCACTCCAACTTTCGGGGTCTTGCGGTACGGATAGTCCGCAACCGACGTCGGAATACCAAAGTCGTAGACGCAGACGACCTTCTCACCGATTTTCCACGCCATTCATGTCCTCCCATAAGAAGTCAGCCAAGGCCTTCATAGTTTCCAGTTGGATCTTAGCATCTTTGTGAAGGAATTCCAACTCCTCGATGATGTCTTCGAGGTCGACAATGCGTTCCACCACCCCTTCCCAGAGGCTTTGAGAGCAGAGTCTCTTGTCAAGCTTGGGGATTTCCATGTCTACCATTACGACGCACTCCTGTTACACCTTCATCGATGGGCTTGTGCGGTAGGATTGTGGCATGTGCAAGGAAGAAAGAAGGGATAGTTGTGGATATGATAGAGATGCGACAATCTGTCAAGTTGACATCTTTTTTGGATAGAGTATAATTCGGTGTGGCCGTGAATGTGTATTACTGATACAGTATATGATGGTTAGAACAGCAATCCCGTAGGACCGAAGGTCCGGAGGAACCCCCGAAGGGGGTTAGATAGTACAAGGATGAGATACATAGTACGAGTTAGTACAGGCTTTCACATCCATTGCCTTCGGCAACAGGCTCCTCCCTTCGGTACTCGCCTGAAAGATTCCTACTGGCTCAATGAATAATTGTGTCTGAACCTATACGAAACATCTTCCATACGAACCAGCCCCCGCTGAACCAGGGCTTTCCGGCCGACTGTCGGGATTGTGCGGATAGGCTGCCCCGGGTGTTCTTCCATTACCCGGTTGGTTATTACCCGGTCCTTGTGTACTAGCACTCGGCTGTTGTACCGGTTGCAATTCACTTGCGAGATCATCCGAAACAGGTACGGGTGGCATGGAAGAAACCGGTGCCTGTGGGGACGGCATTGTAGTATCCGGCCCTTCCATCGGAGATGGTGCCTTCGGCTGTAGTTCCGGTGGTAGAGCCATATTCGGAACCGGCGGCCCCTGGTTCCTCAACTCCGGAGATAGATCTCCCTTTTCCGGAAGGGGCGGAAGTGATGCAGGAGCAAGTACCGGTGGTTGGGTAAAACCACCCATGGCCTTGTCTTCCTTCCACGGCTGTAGTTCCGGGGGAAGGTTGAAAGCAGGGGACTTGGGCTGAGCTACTACCCCTGGTATAGCCCCCGAAGAGGCTGCTCTAAAGACCTCATCAACCGAAGATCCGTGATTGGTACCTTTCGATGATAGGGTTGCACCATCCTTCAACAGGTTGCCACCATTGGCCGGATCTCTACCAGCATAGACGTTCTGGATCGGCATACCTGCCGCAACGGCCGCCCGTACTGATTCATCAGCCGAATTGTGGTGCTGAACAACCCGAAGGTTCTTGGGATCTGCACCAATCGATTTCATGTAGTTGGCGACATCAGCGGCCATGGCACCACCCGCCGAGAACAGCGTCACAGTCTGGTTCGGGTTGGCCTTCAGGGCTGCCTTCACGCCATTGACGTCATTCCTGGGGAAGATCGAGACGTTGTCGCCAAAGACTGCCCGGGCACGACGTTCCGTGTCGGCTTCCATTCCCTGGCCAGTAACCACGATATGGGAAGACGTCTGGGCCTGATATTGTTCCGGGGTCATTACCGGGGCTTTGCCCGGGGGATACTGTTCTTCATACTGCTTCTTGGGCATGACCTGCCAGCCCTGGGGACCGGAGACCAGAACGACGTCATGTACCCCGTGTTCTTTCTCGATCCTCATGATGTCGGCCTTGATCCTGGGCCATACGGTTTCCGGGATGCTCAGGCAGCCTTGAGTTCTTCGTGGATTTGATCCGGCGGTGACGTGAACAGCAACACCAGCCCGAAGAGGGCCACCATCGGTTCTCCGGTTCTCGGTGATCGGGTCTTTCAGGGGCTGATGTTCTTTTGATCCGGTCGATCCGAACGGCACAACCTTGAATGCTTCTCCGGTTTCTTTGTCCCCAACCTTTCCGCTTCTATACCGCATGAGGTTGTATGCTCCCCAAGGTACAGAGGGGAACCGCTCATTGCCGCCACCAGATGCAGATGGTGTCGTAGTCCAGGGGGTGGAGAATGTGCCCCGTTGAAAAGTCGGACGTGCTAGGTTCTGTTCACGGGTAACGGATCGAGGATCATAGCCAGATCCATTGACCATGTTGGCGACAGCATCTCGTGCGCCCGAGACGACCTGCTGACCCACATTGCCAGCCATTTCCATGACACGGCGACCAATACCCCACGGGGACATCGAGGCCGCTGCAGTGGGTGGACCAGAAGCTGGACCTTGAGCCACACTGGTGGTGGGCATCCCAGAGGCACGTTTGACGATATCCGCCCAGTTTTCATTGAGGAACGCCGCGGCTTCCGACCCTTCCGCTTTCCTTCCCTTGTCGAGTTTGTCACGACCTTCATCAGGTTGAGCTTCACCGTGACCGTAGGCAGGTAGGTTCTTGCCGAAATCCTTGGGGAGGATACCCTTGGCGACGAGACCAGCGAAGTGGTTCTTCATCGCCTCTTTTTGCTTGTCGGTCAGTTGGCCACCGAGAAGAGCAACACCATAGGCCGACCGGTTATCCAGATGCTTGGTGATCTCGGTTCGAACCGCCTCGGTTGCCTTCTTCATCTGGTTGGGGCGAATGTCATAGCCCCTCAGTTCATGAACATTGCCTTCCTGATCGATGGCTGTATGGTAACCAAAGGTCTTGTTTCTGGGATCGCCGCCTTCGAGGAGTTGCTTCAGGGACAGGGGCGTCTTGTGGAATACAGTCCCGGCAAAATCTTTCTTGTCGGCCATAGCCTCCTGGCCACCCGGCAGACGTGTCTTGTTCGGGATGCGATCATCTGTAGGAGGGGCAGTAGTCGTCGATGCCGTAGCTCTTTGCTGCGGTTGTGGTTGCGGTGGCTGACCGCCTTTCTTAGCCTCCCATTCAGCAGACCTACGTTCCATTTCCCTGGCATAATCAATGCCGGTTCTGAATTTTTCGGCCCCTTCGATCCTCTGGATATGACGACCGACACCACCCGAACGATTGTAATAGTAGTTCTCACCGCCTATTTTCTTCCAACCATATTCCGGGTGGGCAGCATAGAAACGACCACCGGGATCGGTTACCATACCCTGATCGGTACGGAATCCAATGGTGTTTGAGCCTTTGATAACACGATTGAGAGCTTCTTCGCCCATCTTCAATTGCTGATCGTTCAACGACCCAAAGCGCCCCCCAGTTCTATTGACTGGGCCATAGAAACCTTCGCCGCCGAGATGTGTCGGCATAATAGCCTGACGCAAGGTGATACCACGCATATCGGCACGGTTCAGCATACTCTCGAAGACATTCTGCATTGCATCAGTTGATTTGTTATTCTCATGCCATGCAGCCCAGATTGCTTGTCTACGAAGCTCCGGATTTTGTTCTAGTTCCTTGGCAAAACGAGCACGTCTTTCTTCGATATAGCCACTATTTTGGCCGGTATACTGAGGTTCGTTTGCCTGTATCCCTGCTTGTGGGCCACCGAGATTTGCTCTCGGGTTGGCCGTGGGGAATCCCTGATAACCACCGGGGGCGGCCGATGGAAATGGGGTACCAATGGAATTGACACCACCACCTTCATAGGGTTGGATACCCGCGGCTCTCAGTGCATCGGGCGTACCGAGGCGGCCCATATGGCCGGGGAGGAATTCGAAACCGGACGGCAGCTTGCCGAACTTCATGAATTCGGCTTTTTGATCCTCGATCTTGCGGCGTTCATATTGGTCGAGGAACGATCCTTGATCATGGACACCAGGGTCATTGCCAATCCAGGCCCGGCCGAGAATGTTCGGGGTACGCATCTTGTGGTACCCGGCCCGAAGACTTTGAATAGCCGCAAAGGGATTGGCAGCGGCGAAGGCTCGACCGCCAGATAGTCTAGGTGCGGCATCTTCAGGTTTGGGACCGCCGAGATAGGACGGTGGCGCCCCCAAGAAGCCACCCTTATTCCATCTCCCCTTCATCTGGTCATAGAGGGTGGGCGGTTTTTGTTCTGGCGCAACAGGCGGAACGGTAGGAGCTTGACTCTTAGTGCCCCCCTGCCACCACTTCTTACCCCTCTGCCATAGCTTTTGTAGGTCTAGGTCGGGGACTTCTTTGTGCTGCGGCTTGTCGCCTTCCCTGGCAATCCTATCGTGGTATTCCTTGTTCTTCTTCAGGAAGAAATCGTTCTGCTTGTATAATAGATATGCAGATAGCCCGGCACCGGCAGTGACACCCAATGCCCCGGCATACGGCAAGACCTTTGCTGCTATTCCACCAGCTATTCCACCAGCTACGACATCACGGACGGTATTGCTTGTCCCGTCTCCTGGTCTACCCGGTTTCCCTGCAATTCCAGTTGGCGTTAGTGGCGACTTCACATCGGCTATGTTGTATGGCTTGGAAGTCGCGGCCTTCTTGAGAGACGTGATTTCCTTCTGGATGTTGACGATATCACGTTGGATCTTGGTAATGACCTGGGAATGAACCTTGAACCGCTCTTCGAGGCGGGAGACCCGTTGGACCGTCGCCTTAACCTCGGTCTTCACCTGACCCATGGCGACCCGCATGGTCCGGACTTCCCGGGAGACGTTGGTCAGGCCGGTCTTGACGATCTCCTTCACCCCAGCGAGATCGGCTTCCTTCAGGCGTTTGAGACTGTCTGTGATGGCGGAAGGGTCACCGCATCCACAGGGGTCTTTGCATTCCCCCTTACCCTTATCATCCCGCCTGACCTTCGCAGGAAGTACCTTGGCCTTCGAGGTGCCGTCTACCTTTTCGTTCTTGTCTTTCTCGTCGGCCAAGGTCTAGTCCTAGAATCTGAGCTTACTCTTTGCTTCTTGTGCATACTGAAGAATACGTGCCTGTTCGGCCAATCTCGCCTGATGGTTCCTCTCCAGTTGTCGAAGAAGATCCACTTCGTATGGTATCAGACCCTCAATCTCATCTATCCGATACCCCTGCTGATGCATCTCGAACAGGATGTTGTAGTAGTTTTCTAGGGTAGAGTGAGCTACCCAAACGTGAAAAAATCGTCGAGGCCCCTCAGTTCAATGGTCTGTTCAGTACCTTTGTTGTTCTTGTACTTGATCTCATAGTGTAGAGTAGGTATATCCTGGAAGAAATCTTGGATTTCCTTGTAGGTCTTCGAAGGAATACTATTGATGAAGGCCTCTTTTTCTTCCTTCGTCTCTCCGTTACAGTCATGAACATTGTCGCCGACGAAGATCTTGTCCATACAGGACAAGAGAACCGTATCGAATGCCTTGTCTCCATCCAGTTCGAAGAACTCCTTGGTGTACATCGAGATCGGCGGGTGCCGCATGGTCAGGACCATAGCCCCCTCTTCCGAGGGGATCTCGAAGCGGCCCTGCAGCTTGGGTTTGCTGACGCTGATCTTGAACAGATCCACACTGAAGTCCCGGGTCTCTTCGTCTTCCATATCCCGGAAGGAAACGGTGACGACGTTGGAGATCGAGTTGGCCCGGATCTGTGTGAAGACGAATTCAACGTCATAGATGGGCAGGGTTTCCCAGGCGATCTTGGGGGACAGGACACAGGCCTTGACCACATCCAGAATGGACTGGAACTTCATATGCAACTCGCCCGATTGTTTCGCCACGAGGAGAACCTTTTCCTCCCGGACTTGCATGGGGCGATACTTGACGGTGGCGCCGGTAGACGGCAGCTTGGTTTCGAAGGTAGGTACAGCAATTTTCGGAAGTGACATGATCTATCCTTATTTGGAAGTGTACAGATAGTTGGTGGAGATGGGATTGCCGGAGGCGTCGATAGACGATGGTCCCAAGGTGGTGGTTGTCCAGTCCAGGTATTCCAGGTTCACCATGAACTTGGTTGTAGTATTTACATCGGACCAGTTCAATGGAACGTCGGTCACCTGGGACGGGAAGGCTTCTTTCAGGATGTAAGTGACAGTTACATTCCCTGCCGTGTCAAAGACTTTGATGGTGATGTCGGTAGCAAGATCCTCCTTGTATGCCAGATAGTATTGATCGCCCCCGCCGAAGTTCGACTTCTGTCGAATGCCACCCTGGTACCAGTCATGAGCCATGATAAATTGTAACCATGCATTCCAAAACCCCAATACTTCTCCTTTGGCGTCCGCATTGAACGTGGCCTGGACGGGTGTAAAAACTGGAGCGAATGGGCGCTTCTCTTCCGGCCCGAAAGTATACCGTCTAACTCCCATGGTCTGAATTTGATACCCGGGTGCTACAGCACCTTCACAGTAAAATTCCATATCACGAAGGATGGCAGTAACGCCCGTAGCGTTCAACATCATCTGCGGGGGAGTCAATGTCATCAACCATCTATTCGGTCTTTGGAAGCCGCCTCTTTTGCCAGTGACCGCTTTGAATTCTTCTATGCTAAATGCCATTTTACTTAACCCGTCCGTAGTTCTTGTAGTCCCCGTGAAGTACAGTCAACAAATCATTACGATAGTTAATTGCTTCTTCCAGAGTCGGGAAGCTTTTGTTATGCAATTTCTTGTCTTTCTGTATACGAACTTCAAATGAGCTACCATGTCTAAGATGGATGTTCTTTGGTAGTTGTGTTGTTCTTTTGGACCAACCTCTGGTGTTGCAGGTTTGTTCTTCATGTGTACTTATTCTTAGGTTTGTTGGACAATCATTCAATGGGTTGGTATCGATATGGTCTATATTTTTCCCCTCCGGGACATAGCCATAGAACAAATTCCAGACGAGAACTGTATGCCTATACAATTTCCCCTTGAACGACACTCGACGTCGATGATATTCGGCGTGAGATGATTTTTGTATGCATCCGGCGGGATCGCCGATTTTGGTTCGCAATGATGGTGCTTTCTTCCAGAGTAGAAGTTTCCTTTCCTTGTCGAAGACAAACCATTCCTTCACCACTTCCTGGGGTAGTTGATTTTGAAGCTTGCCCATGCTATGTCCGTTTCCCACGTTTGCCTGGACCACCGGCTAAAGAATCGGCCCAGACCTTCTCCTTGCTATAGGATTCGTAGATCGCTTCCAGCTTCTGATCACGGAAGTTCTTGTTACGTTCAAATTGCTCGAAAGGCAAGGAGATGAAGATAGTATAATCACACGGATCAACGAGGTAGAACCGTGACCGAACCTGCTCATTGAGGTAATGCTTTACCGTCGGCTTGTAGATCGGGGTGGCACAGATCCCGGCAAGATCCTCGTAGGCCATCTGGATACGACGGCGCTTGAATGCCTCGTACTTCATGGTCTTTTCCCGGTCCTTATGCATCCAGCCGTAGCGTTCATTGTTCAGGAGGAAGTCCAGGAGGACCGCCCGAGCCATGGGGTGCAGGTAGTGCAGGTTTAGGCCCAGGAAACCCTTCTTCCCGTTCTTCCCCTCCTTGGGCTGGAGAGGAATGATCATGGGCGCCCTGTCGTAGTATGGGAGGGTCTTCTTATGCAGGGGATCGTAGAAGAACATGCAGAGCTTGCCGATGTGGGCCGGGACGACCTGATTGACCAGGAGATCGGTCTCTTGTGACATCATCTTGCCCTGGGAGAAGGCCGCGGCCGACCGGGAAGCCAGTTTCTGACCGACCTTCATGTAGGCCTCGAAGGCCCTGTCCTCGGCCTGGGGGTCGATCTTACCCAGTTCCTTGGCATACTTGCGCCGGATCTCTCCGGATGTTGGCATCTTAGCCATTGATGATCCCTAGTTCCTTCTCTGTCATCACAAAGAACCGCCACCCCTTCCGAGCACAATACTTCTTGGCCTGATCCCACTTCGCCATGTTGCGAACATACTCCGTGGCCTGTTCCTTCAGGATACGGCGCCCCTTGGGCGGGACCGTCTGGGCATAGGGCTTGACCTCGATCATCAGGGTCTCGATGACCCCCTCCTTGTTCTGTAGCTTCACGACGAAGTCCGGAAAGTAGCGTCGGATGGGGGCCTGATGGTCCTTGGAGGCCTTGGTGGGATCTCGATAGGGGATTGCCACCTCTTCCGACGACCATTCCAAGATGTCCCGATGCCTGTCAAAGTATTGCATGGCTTGGTATTCCCAAGAGGAACGATAGAAGATGTTCCCAGGGTCACCCTTGTACTTCTCCGGGTTCTTGGGCTTGAAACGCCCTCTGACAGTATTCCGCATCAGTTATTTAGGGGTTGCACCATAAATACTTGGCACCCTTCAGGAGAAGACATGGCAGACCCCACCTATCAGACCTCATTTGACCAGTTGGTTAGGCGTTCCCAAAGCCCATCGGCCATTTTTGGTCCTGTCGGAGCACCGGGAGACCCGAATTCGGTCATTGGTAAAGCCATTGCCCAGAATAATATGAATGCTATCTACAGTTTTCCTTTGGACATGCCTGACAACCATTTTGTCATCTATCAGTCGGATTGGCAGATGCCGGGGTCAACGGCCGCCAATTTCGGGGAACTGATATCTGAATTAACATCAGGGGCTATCAGCACTGCAACAAACGCCTGGAATAATGGTGTTCCGTTGAACGTCGGAACTTACAAGCCAGATGGTGTATCATATCGGCTTCCCCTGCCCATGAACCTTGAATCGGAATTTACTATCAACTTCGATAGCGATTTTAATTTCATGGCGGCTGCGGGGGCTGTTGCGAGACAAATCCCAGTCGTTGGCGGTCTAGCTGGTGCTGCAGGGGCCGCCGCTGATGTAGGTGCTGCTGCCGCAGGATTGGCTATCAATACGTTCAAGACTGTAACATTGACCGCCCCAAGCTACCGTTCCCTTCGGTTTGAATGGCGTCTTCATCCCAAGAATTTCGCAGAGTCGCAGATCATTCAACGCATCATCTACCAGTTACAGCGTAATATGCATCCATCTCTCGGGTTGAACAACCTTGTCTTCAAGTTCCCAAAGGTGTTCTTCATGCAGTTCGCCCTTGGGCCGCAATACCTCTTCAAGTTCAAACCGGCGGTTCTCCGAGGCATCAACGTGGAATACACGGGGGGTACTGGCATCCCGGCTTTCTATAAGAACGCTGGTAATCGAGCCGTGCCCCAGGGTGTGGTCATTCGTACCAACTGGCTTGAGCTTGAGTATTGGACGAAGGAAAACTTCGATGTGGGGGCGGATACAGACGGTGGAACAGGTCCAAATGACCCATGGGCTGGATTGAATAGTGCCCGTGATCCTGGTGGTGGAAACCCAGGTGGCGCTGGGACAAACCCCGGTAATGTGACAGTCGAATTCCCTAATGCAAATCCTGGGGTGGAATACTGATGGCAGACAAGTATTTCGCCAAGTTCCCCAACATCTACTACAACGGCGTCATCTGCAAGGATATTGCACGTCGGGTCACTGTCAACCCAAATGCTGGGAACACGGGTATCGTCACTACCTACTACCCCTACACCATCGACCACCACATGCGCCCCGACCATGTGGCAGAGTATTACCACAAAGATCCTGAGCAGGACTGGCTCATCTTCCTGGTGAACGGCATCACCGACCCTTACTATGAATGGTACTTGGAACAGGACCAGTTCGAGTCGATGATCGCCCAGAAGTACGGTTCGACCCAGTATGCCAAGAGGCACATCAAATTTTGGCGCAACAATTGGTACAACGATCCCAACGAGATCACCGTGGCCCAGTACGAGGCCGACATCGACATCTCCTGGCGCAAGTATTACCAGCCGCGGTGGGGCATGGGACAGCGGATCGTTTCGTATGTACGCAAACAAATTGATGAGGCGGTCAACACCAATGAGATCGCCCGGTTCGGTTGCTATGATCCAACCGGCATCTTCCAAGCGGGGGAGATGTTGAACTTCTTAGATTACTATGGGGGCAATGTGGTTGGTGAGGCTGAAGTTATTACTGCTAACCTAGAGAGCGTCATCGTTCAGTCTACCTACAACAACACCAACAATTACACATGGATGGTTGGGGCGACGAGTAATGTGAATGCCCAGGCTGTTGATCGAACCACTCTTGTCCGCAACATTCCCCTGTCCGAATCGGTCTTCTGGTCGCCTGTGACCTATTACGACTGGGAGATGGAGATCAACCGGGCCAAGAAGGATATCCTCCTGGTCGGGCATGGCCTCGAACAGATCATTTCCAAGACTATTTCCGAGAAGCTGCGGGTCAACGTCGATACCCGAACAGGCCTAACTGAAGAATGAGCACCTGGGTACAGCCAACAAAGGCCAACCTGACGACCTGTACCGTTGGGGGAATGCCTTTCACAGATGGGCAAAAAAACAACTTCCACGTCCAGGAGATGCGGATCTTCGAGGACCACTGCAAGCCCTACTTCACGGGCCAGTTGGTCATTGAGGCCCATCAGAACACCTGGGAACTGTATGTTACCCCGGGTGCGGGAGTGGAGATCGCATTTACTGCGCCACGATCTGACGGCGGCCCGACCAAAGACTACTCCGAATCCTTCCGCATCCTCTCCTACGAATCCCGCCCCCGTGAAGGGGACATCCTGAATGCCATGGTCATCACCCTGAACCTGATCGGTCAGGAATACTACGACGACCGGGACAATGTGGTGCTTCGAGCCTACTCCAACATTCCCGGAACGGCTGCCGCCGCGGCCATCCATGAAGAGTACATGGCCGAAAATGGGGGTCTTCAGGTTCCGATCCCCTCCCTGGGCATGATCGGCATGGACAAGGTGCCGCACCAAGTCAACAACAAGAAGCCGATCAAGGCCATCCATGACCTCCTGGATAAGAGCGTCTTCGCCGGGTATCCCTCGTGCGCCCCCACCTACTTCCGCAACAAGTATGGGTATGTGATTGCCCCCCTTCAGTACCTGCTGGAGAACGCCCCGGTTGCTCAGTCTTTCATGCACTGGCCCTCCGAAGGTATCGACCTCAAGAACGTCCTGATGGGGTATGACAAAATCATCCATCTACGTCCCATGGCACCTCCCGGGCCTGATCCCGGAGTGAATTCCCAGACCATGGACATGCTCTCGGCGGCCCAAGCCTTCTTCGACGTACGTAAGGGTGATTTCCTGAACAACTTCCAGAGCCTGGGGAACATTGCCCAGGGGCTTACGTCAGGGTTTCAGGGGGTGGTCAGTTCATTCCAGGGTGCGGTCAAGTCTAAGTATGGCGGCCGTCAGATGATGAACATGATCGATTCTTTCCATCAGCCCCCGGCTATCTCCAAAGACGGCCCCGGCAACTGGCAAGCTGCACAAGCCTCGTTCTTGACGGCCCTGGGCTTTGTTCCGAAATACTGGATATCAGTACCTCTTCAGACTGGAGTAAATGTGACGTGCGGAGAAAGAATAAATGCAATATATCCTGTCTCTGATCAAGATCTCATAGCAAAGACCATGTATGTCCCAAGACTAATCCATGAATTGAAGTTCACAGAGGGAAGAAATCGTAAGCCTGTTACTGTGATTGGCACCACCGACATCTTCTGTGTAGCCTGGGGTAACTGATGAGTTCTTCAAATCCCTCAAATTTCAAGGGCAATCTACAGCAACAGAACTGGGTAGTTGCGACTATTGTTGACGTAGATCGGGATTCCGACGGCCCCAAAGACGGGTCTGTCAAGGTCAAGTTCGACGGTGAACACGGTGACGAGATGGGGGGCCAGGACCTCCAATGGGTAAAGCATGTAGTGAACGGCGAAACCCAGATGCGTCAGCACGGGAAGTGGCCGCCCCATCAATATCAGGTGGGGGAACGTGTGCTGGTCATGAACATGGGCCAACAGGGCTGGATGATCCTGGGGTCTACGGGGAATTCCGAGAAGGATGACCAAAGGCGGGACATGCATCATGAGGCGGACAATGCCTCTTACATGCCTTGGTCGGACATGGGGGGAGAAGATTCCCACCCCTGGGCTAGAATTGTGCAGGGGAAATCGGTCACCGAGCTTCCCCCAGATCCCTTTGGTCAATTTGTATATGAAGGCCCACCAGCAACTCCTCCCCAACCAGAGGATGGTGTTGCATCTGCGACACAAAAGACCCCCAACGCCAACAAATATGGCAAGAGGATTGCCCAGCGGCTCTTGAATAAGGAAAAGCGGGTTGGGGAGTCTCCCTATCCTGGTGATCCGAACGCCACCACCTTTTCCCAGAATATCGGGGCAGAGGAACAAGTAAAGAATGCTTACAACATGATCGAACAACTCAAGCAAACGGCCCAAGGCGATCTAAATATCCCTATGCCAGATGCCCTTGGGGGTATGGGAAATATCATGGGAGCCTTGGCGAGTATTGCCGCCTTCATGTCCCAAGTACAACAGGGATCTAAGAAGGAAGACAAGAAGACGATACGTGATCAGATTTTTGCGATGTATACGAGGGCTACCGGCCTTCAACCCCTCGACATCTACGGAAATGAGACGCCGACCTATATTGCCTACGAGAAAAAGCAGCTTGTCGCAATGGGCTATGATGAGAATTACCTAGCGGAGTACAGGACAAATGGCGGACCAGGGAACACGTAACGACCAAAATGATGAGTCTGGGGACGGCACTTACCCGGACAAATACATCAAGCAGTTCCCGGGTGGATTTCGGGTCATGGTCCAGAATAAGAGGGGCCAAGAAACTCTGCGGGTGGCGTCTGGTCCTGGTACCTATGTAGAAATGGACAAACAAGGAAACCTCAAGGTGTACTCGACCGGAGAAATCCGGATGAATACCAAAGGGGGTAAGGTCGAAACGGTCGAGGAAAACAGCGACACCCGTATCGCTGGACACGTTAACAAACGTGTTGGGGGCGGCGAACATACCGAGATCGGTGGGGATTCCGGGACTGTCGTCGGTGGCAATTTCGCCATGGCCGGACTTGGTAACATGGGAGTTACTGCCAAGGGGAACTATTACCTCGGTGCCGAGAACGGCATGAACTTCAACTCGGAACATATGGATGTCCAGGCCAAGTCCACCATCAAGGCCCAGGCCATCACGATTACCATGAATGCTGCCGGTGGTGTGGAGATCAATGGCCCTGTTCGTATCAATGGCAATGTGGAGATTATCGGAGATTTGAATCAGACGGGTGGTGGCAACATCGGAGCATTTGATCCAGACTGATGGCTACTAGAGCAGATAAGTTTACCGCCACGGCCAAGAAGCAGGAGATCTTCTCCGATTTCCTGAATTCTTTCGAACCTAACCCTTTCATGGGGCAGCTTGGGCGGGTAACGAACGAGGAATCGATCAAACAGGCCCTGAAGAACCTCGTCCTGACCAACACGGGCGAACGGTTCTATGATTCCAACAAGGGGTCGAAGATCCGCAACTCCCTCTTCGAGAACTTTGATTCTGGTATGCTGGATCTTGTTCAGCTTCAGCTACAGTCTTCCATCGAACTTTACGAACCACGGTGTCAGATCCTGAAGGTCGGGGTGGCGAATTCCCTTGATGGGAATGCCTATGCCATCAACATTGTGTTCGCCATCAAGACATTTCCCGGACAAGCCTTTAACCTCAATCTCTCCATTTCCAGGGTACGATAATGGCCAATACTGCTTCACAGAACCTTCTTTCCCTGGACTTTGCCACCAACAAGGCATCTCTAAAGACCGCCTACCGCAACAACCCCTACTTCCGGGACGTGGACTTCGAGGCCTCCAACATCAACCTGTTGTTGGATATCCTGGCCTACAACAACTATATGTTGTCGTTCTACACGAACATGAACTTCGCCGAGGCTTTCCTCGATAGTGCCCAACTTCGCTCCTCCATCGTCTCCCATGCCAAGGATCTGAACTATCTTCCGGCTTCGGCTCGTTCTCCCGTCGCCACCATTCGGGTGACCTTCGACGCCACTGGTGCATCGGCCCCCTATACCATCGAGCGGGGATCGCCCTTCACGACCCTGATGAAGTCCCGGGCCTATACGTTCACGACGCCCGAGAAGATCGTCGTTTCCTCATCCAACTCCACCTTCACCTTCGATACCGACATCTACGAAGGCACCTATCTGTCCGACGTCTACATGATGTCAGACTCGACGGATATCCAACGGTTTCGCATATCGAACCAGGAGGTTGACACCGATTCGATCATCGTCACGGTGTTCGAGGACGGGTCGCAGTACGGCGACACCTACATCTATGCCTCCTCTCTCCTGGGGCTGAACCAGGAAAGCAAGGTCTTCTTCGTCCAGGCTACCCAGGACGGCTACTATGAGATCCTGTTCGGCGACTCGATCTTCGGTCATCGTCCGGCGGCCCAGTCCATCATCAACATCACCTATCGTACCACGGCCGGAGACGCTGCCAATGGGGCCAAGGTCTTCTCCTGCGACTTCGACCCCACGGGTGCGGGGGAACTGAACGCTACACCAACGGTCACGCTTCTCTCGACCGCCACGGAAGGGTCGCCCCGTGAGACCAACGAATCCATTCGGTCCTATGCCCCTCGCTACTTTGCTGCCCAGCAACGGGCCGTGGCCTCGGACGACTACAAGGCACTGGTCCTGGCCAACTTCTCCGGGCAAGTGGACGACATCAACGTCTATGGTGGTGAAACCCAGGAACCGAAGCAGTATGGCCGGGTGATTGTCTCGATCAAGCCCAAGAACGGCACCATCGCCCCCGACTTCCTGAAGCAAGACATCATTTCCATGCTCACTCCCTACGTCTCGATCCCGACGCGGGTGATCACACAAGATCCGGAATACTTCTACGTCAAGGCCGACATTGTCGTTCAGTATGATTCGACAGCCACGACCAAGAAGGTCTCGGAACTGACGGGCCTGATCAAGACGACCATCGACACCTTCGGTACCGACAACCTGGAGAAATTCGGCCGGGACTTCCGCTACTCCCGTTTCGTGGCGGCCATAGACAACACCGACACGTCCTTTGTCTCGAACGAAACCTCGGTTCGCATGGTCAAGAGGCTGGCCCCCACGATCCAGTACCCGACCTCCTTCGTTATTGCCTGGGAGAACGCCCTCGACGCCGCGGCCGATGATGGCTGTCTGCTCTCGGACACCTTCACTTTCCTCGACACCACGGGGATCTATTACCCCTATGCTTACCTGAAAGACGATGGGGCCGGGTCAATCGACATCTGGGCGCCGATCAATGACAAGCAGACCATCGTGAAAAAGGGCATCGGCAGCGTCAACTACAGCACAGGTCTAGTTACGATTACGAAGATGACGGTGTCTTCCTACACGGACTACATCTCCCTGGGGGCACGTCTGGTGGCCAAAGACTTCATTATGTCCCAGCGTAACATCCTCATGATGGATCTATCGGATATGAACATCACCCTCACGGAGAAGGTGTCGTAATGGACATCCCGGTCGAGAAGATAATCTCGAACCTCATTCCCCAACAGTTTCCGACCTTCTATCAGGAGGAAGGACCGGCCTTCATCGCCTTTGTCAAGGCCTACTATGCCTGGATGGAAGAGACGGGGAATACCCTCTACCACTCCCGCCGTATGCGGGACTACACGGACATCGACCTCACTCCCGAGGCGTTCCTGGAGCATTTCCAGCGGAAATACCTGTACGGTATCCCATTTGAGGTCATCATCAACAAGCGGTACCTGCTCAAGCACGTTCTTGATGCGTACCGGTCCAAATCGTCGGAACTATGTTTCAAGCTCCTGTTCCGTCTCATCTACAACCAGGACATGGACCTCTATCTCCCGGGCCGGGATATGCTGCGGTGGTCCGATGGCACGTGGTACGTCCCTACCTACCTGGAGATCGCCGATCCCTATAAGATCGGGGCTTCCCTCGTTGGCACGACCATTGTAGGCAAGTCCTCGGGGGCCATGGGGGTGGTCGAAAGCTATGTGACCGAGGCAATCAATCAGAACCTCATATCCAGCCTGTATGTGACGAACATCCTACCAACCGGAGGTGCCTTCGTGGTTGGGGAAAAGATTATCCTCCTGACCGATCTGAACAGTGAGACCGAGGATGACATTCTGTTGACGGCCCCCGTGGTTCTCGGTTCGATGAACTCGGTCAACATCATCAACGGCGGCCAGGATTTCACGGTCGGTGACGTTCTCGGCATTGCTCATCGGGATCTGGACACCAACGAGATCATCTCCTTCGGTATTGCCGGGAAGGTCAAGGTGGTCACCACAACCCGCGGCCAAGGCCAGTTGAACTTCGACATTGTCAAGGCTGGTTCCGGGTACTCGAATGCCGCTCAATCGTTCATCTACAACAATCCGGCCGATACGACCGGCCAGGGTGCCTCGTTTGATGTTGGTCAGATCTCCTATGTGCAGGAGGTCCAATACAACACGGATCTCCTCGGGGACTATGAGAACGTGGCCATGGATGCCGTTTCCTATGGCTTCCCGGGTAACACATCGGCCAATTCATCGACGCCGATGGATCAGGCCTTGACCTATACCAATGGATATTTCGGCCAGATCGCCACCTTAACCAACATCACGACCGGCAACAACTACACCACCCCGCCAAATATCTTTGTTCGTGATACGTTCTTGTCCAAGGCCAAGGCCGGGAATGTCACCTACACCACCACCTCGAACGTCGTGACGGGGGTGGGCACGAGCTTTGACACTATCTTCCAGGCCAATACCTGTGTCGCCCTTCAGGCCAATGCTGGCAACCCGGCTACCCGTGAATACTGCATGGTCAAGACGGTGACAAATGCGACCTCGATGATCCTGTACGGGCCGCCGACCCTCAACAGTACAGCCAACGCTTCATTCTTTCTGGCCCAGCCGATCTTCCCGGCCAATTTCGCTACCTACGATAGTGCCATGACCACCCCCGATGGGTCTATCCCGGGCCTGAACGCAGTGGTATCGGGCAATCCATCCTCGGGTAACGACGTTATTGGTACTGTGAAGTCCATCGATTCGGGTAAGGGCTACATCCCCGACGAGTTGGTGACCATGTATCTGGCCGACGTGATCCAGATCGATCAGATCCGGTCCCCTGGTACAGGTTATGCCAATGGGGATGCCATCTATTTCAACGGCGGCGATCCGGCCAAACCCGCAACAGGGTACGTGACCACCGACGCCAACGGTTCGATCCTGACGGCCACCCCGACCTATCCTGGCTGTGGCTATCAGTCGGTGCCTTCAACCTCATTCCGTACCCTCAGTGGTAATGGTGCGGTCCTGGACTTGTCGGTCAAACAGTATTCCTCGGACATCACTGTCACGGGCCGTGTGGTTAAGGGTGGCATAGGCAAGGGCCGGGGTCGGTGGCTCTCGAATGATGGCTTCCTCAACGATACCAAATACATCCAGGATTCCTATTACTACCAGGATTTCTCCTATGAACTTCGGGCCGCCTCCCAACTCGATAAATACAAGAATATCCTCTATGAGACCTTCCACATCGCAGGGACTGAGATGTTCGGGGAGTTTCTCCTGAAGAACAAGGATTCCATGCCCATCCAAGTCGCCTACAGTTCCATAACCCCGATCTATCTGTAGAGGCCTATGTCAGTCATCCTACCCAACTTTTATAGCTCCATTATCGAGGATATCCTGGAGCAGATCTCTGCCAATACGGCCCGTTACTATGCCGTCGGAATGAATCCGGTGACCAACATCACGATCCCGGACGATTCCAGTACGGATCAAGATGCGGCTATCATGCCGGACTGGCGCCTGTTGTTCGGTAAGGTCCTATCAAATACCTCGATTGTGCCGATGATCCGGTATGTGAATTATACCGGTGGCACAGCCTATGCTGCCTACGACAATACCGCCGATCTCTCAAACTCAGATTTCTATGTTATCCGCAATCCATCTATCATTGGCGGCGACTACACGATCTACAAATGCATCAGTAACGCCAATGGGGCGAATTCCACGTCGGCCCCGACTCTCGTTCAAGCTTCGACCTTTGAGACGGCCGATGGTTACAAGTGGCGATACATCACTTCGGTCTCGACCGATCTCTACACCCAATTTGCCACCGACAAGTATTTCCCTGTGGTTGCCAACTCCACCATCGTCTCGGGGGCCAGGACGTACGCTGGGGTGGATAGTGTCCTCGTATCCAATAGTGGCAGCGGGTATCGGGCGCATCACACGGGTCAAGTTCAAAGCTATGTGAATACGACGGTGATGCAGATCGCCGCCAATGCCATGCCGGTGAACGACTATTACACCGGGTCAGCACTTTATATGTACTCGAACAATATCATGACAGGCCAACTGCGACAAATTGTCCAGTACGTGTCCAACCAGACCGGCAATTGGGCCTATCTCGACGCCGCAGCCAACACCACCAACATCCTGCCCTCGATCACCAACTACATGATCACCCCCTACGTCCAATTCGATACGGATGGGGACGATCAGCCGGTTGCCTTCTGCAATGTCAATCCGACCACCAATGCCATCACTTCGGTCACGGTCATCGATCCCGGTTCGGGGGTCTTCCGTGCCAATGCTGCCATCGTAGCCAACGGCGGTACGGGAGCTATCCTCCATGCCGTGACACCGCCTCCAGGCGGCCATGGTTCGAATCCGGCGGCAGAATTGGGCTGCCAAGGCATGGGGATCTACTTCCAGTTCGCCAATTCCGAAGCCAACACCATCCCGATCAACATCAACTACAACCAGATCGGCATCATCAAGAATCCGAAGGCCAACGCCAACAATGCGGCCGGGAACACCTACACGGATTCCACCTTCTCTCAGATCGCGGTTGCCAATGTGTCTCCCGGGGTGGCTTATGGACTCTCTACCGTCCTGACTGGTGCAACCTCTGGCGCCAAGGGTCTCGTGGTCTTCAGTAACACGACCGTACTAAAGCTGGTCGGGGATCTGAATTGGGCCAATAATGAGGTGGTTTCCAACGGCAGTGTGAACACGACCATCACTATTGTCTCCACTCCCCAGGTCTATTCCAAGGGCCTTTACCCACTGTATGTCCAGAACATTACCAACGTCACACGGCTTGCCAATGGGACGGAAGGCTTCAAGATCGTCATTTCCATGAACGGCAATATCATTTCCCCGGATGTGATCTCCCCGTAAGTCGGGGTCATGTGCCTAAATAACTGGTCTCACATATAGGTTCTCAAGGATTCATGCCACAGAAAACGGATCTGAACGTCGCCCCATATTTCGACGATTTCGACGAGGCCAAGAATTACCATCGTATTCTGGCCCGGCCCAAGATGGCTGTGCAGGCACGAGAGTTCACCCAGGCCCAGTCGATCCTACAGAACCAGATCGAACGCTTCGGCAATTGGGCCTTCCGCAACGGCGATATCGTCTCTGGCTGTACGATCCAGGATATTCCGGTTTTCCCCTTCCTGCGTCTGTCGGATTATCAGGCCAATGGGGCAACCTTCGACACCTCGGCACTCATTGGTAAAGAGGCTGTCTGTCTCACCACCAACCTTCGGGCACGTGTCCTGTATTCCAACACGGGTTTCGAGGTCAATTACCCCGACACCAACATCATCTATCTGGCCTACCTGAATACAGGTACGGGCGGCGAAACCATCTTCGCCAATGGCAACCAGATTACCTTCTACAACGTCCCTCAGACGGGTAACGTGACGGCCGATACGGTTGCGGTGGTGAATGCCTACGTTTCCAACTCCACCACGGCCACATCGGGCAATGGACACGGCATCTCTGTCTCAGATGGTGTGGTGTTCCTGTCAGGCTGCTTCGTTGCAGTTCACAACCCTTCCATTGGTATCGTCAACAATTACGGTACCTATGCCGGGAACAACGTGGTCGGTTTCGAGGCCGAGGAAGAGATCGTCACCGAGAACCAGGACGAAACTCTTTTTGATAATGCTCTTGGATACAAGAACGAGAACGCCCCGGGCGCTCACCGTCTGAAGATCACCCCGACCCTGGTCACGGTATCGAATGCCGCAGCGGTCAACGTCAATTTCAACCCGATTGCCGTTTTCAATTACGGCGCCCTGGTCTCGAAAGTCACATCCTCGGCCAACATCTACTCGGTCTTTGGCCAGATCATCTCGAACCGGACCTATGAAGAATCGGGTAACTACGTCGTCAATCCGTTTGCGGCCGATTCCATCTCCACGGTCCCTGGCAATTCGGTAGGCGGCACCATTTCGGCCAACAACTTCCTCGGGCGTGTATCCCCAGGTAAGGGATATGCTCTTGGCTATCCGGTTGAGCTTCTGGCGACGGCTTACACCTCCATGCGGCGTGGTGTGGACACATTGTCGCAGTCGTCCCAGCTTATCACCTTCAACTATGGCGGCTACTTCCAGCTTAAGGAATATGCCGGTTCCTTCTCCTTCACGAATGCGGCCACGGTCTACCTTTACAACAAGGCTCAAGGAGCGGTAACGAACCGGACCTTCTCGGGTCTATCCCCCACCGGAAACAACATTGGTACGGCCCAGGTTCGTGGCGTTTATTTCAACTCGGGTACTCCCGGCACGTCCAATGCCATCTACAACCTGCACGTCTTCAACATCTCCCTCGCCAATGGCTACTCGACCCGGGATATCGCCTCGGTCTATGCCAACGTGGGCGGCATCTATGGTGTGGGTGACCTCGTCAGTTCTTACACCTTCGAGTCTGCCAACAAGGATCAGCTATACTCCTTCGGCGTCAACGGGCTGAAGAACCTTCGTGATGCGAACAACAACAATAGGTCCCAGTATGTCTTCCGTACTCGTAAAGCTAGCACGATGGCTACGAACGGGGCTATTGTGGTTACTCTTGCTGCTTCTGCTACTGGCGGGACTGATGTTCTTCCTTACGGTAATGGCATCGTTCCTGAGCTTGACGCTGCTAATTTTGTTGTCGTTGCCACTGCTAATGTTGATACGGCGGCTCTGGCCGGGACAGTCAATTGTTTCAGTTCGAATACATACGTCGTCGGATCTGGAACGGCCTTCACCACCGATTTCGCCCCGGGCTATCTCATCAAGGTCGGCTCAGAAGTCCGCTCCGTTGCCACGGTCTCGAACAACACGGTCCTGAACGTCGATGCCCCCTTCACGGCGGGTAATACAGGGGCCACCTACTACCGCAGCTTCCTGCAAGGGAAGCCGATTCCGATCTCCCAGTCCCTGAACACGAACAAACCCGCCTATGTGACGGTCACCAATACGACCTCCTTCACCATCACGACAAACCAGAATCCGTCCGGTTCTTTGGGCGTGGACGTCATCTTCGATACGCTGCGGACCAATGTCTCCCCGGCTACCAAGACCATCAATAAGTCCCGGTGGGTGAAGATCTCGGCCAACGCCGCTTCCAACCCCCGTGGTCCCTGGTGCCTTGGCTTCCCAGACGTCCACAAGATCAACAAGATCTATGGTTCCAACGATGGCTCTTACACCACCGCTGGTGTCGATCTGACCAATGCCTATGTGCTCGAAACCGGACAGAAGGATACCCATTACGATCTGGCATATCTGTATGCCAAGCCCTCGACCGATCCGACGACCTACCCCTACCTCCTGGTGAACCTGGACTACTTCACGGCCAATACGGCGGCGGGTGTGGGTTTCTTCACGGTTGAGAGCTATCCGATTGATGACGCCAACACGTCCAATACCACGGCCATTCAGACCAAGGATATCCCCCTCTACATTGACGAGCAGGGGCAGAAGACTTGGCTGCGGGACTACATTGACTTCCGCATCCCCTCGACCCCGACGGCCAATGACACGGGCTACTGCAACACGTCCAATGCGACCAACGTCACCACGACCATTGGGTATGCCACGGTCAACCCGTCCAGCACCCTGGCCCTGCAGATCCCCGCTGGTGGTCTGAATACACCATCGTATGGACAGAATTGGCAATCGGACTACACGATCTACCTGTCCCGCAAAGATCTGCTCATGATCACGACGACGGGTGATCTCAAGATCAAGGAAGGGGTCTCTTCGGTCTCCCCGCAGACGCCTCTCTATCCTGAAAATGCCATGCCCATTGCCGTGTACAACATTCCCCCGTTCCCGTCTCTAACGTCGGATCAGGTGGATTCCCTGTACGCAGTGAACAAGACGGCCCGGAACCTGATCCGGGATACCTCGACGTCCATCACGACCTCGATTGTCACCAATCGCCGCTACACTATGCGGGATGTTGGCAAACTGGATCAGCGTATTACCAACCTTGAGTATTACCAGCAACTTTCCATACTGGAGAAACGGGCCTCGGATCTCCTGGTGACCGATGCCAATGGTCTCGACCGCTTCAAGAACGGCATCTTCGTTGATTCGTTCAATGACTTCTCCCTGATGGAGGTGTCAAACCCGGAATTCGGTATCGCCATCGATTCGGCTCGTGGTGTGGCTCGTCCTCGTTTTGTGCGGGAAGTGGTTGCAATCGACCTCTTCAATACCCTGTCCACGGTGAACAATGCCAATACGGGCAACCGGAACTTCTACATCGATAGCACGAACCATATCCAAAAGACGGGTCGCTGCATCACCCTTCCGTACAATGAAGTCCCCTTCATGGTGCAGCCCTTCGCAACCCAGTACCGTTCTGCGGCTTTGGTGGCATTTGCCTGGACCGGTCGCTGCATCCTGATCCCAGCCTATGACAACAACCAGGATGTGATCAACACCGGTTCAATCAACATCGTCGTGGACAATGCAACACCGTGGGCAGAATTCGCCAACTCGGTGATGGGTACCCAGTGGGGTGCATGGAGAACCACGACCTCGACCGTATCCAACTCGGTCACGTCTGGCACCCAGGAAACCTTCAATGTGAATTTGGGCAATTTCTTTGGGCGGTCGCAACAAGAAGCCGACGCAGCAGCCCTTGCCCAGATCCATCAGGTGTATGGCACCAATATCGTGATCGGTAACATATCCGTGAGACTCACCTAATCGGAGACCCCTGTGGCATCTGTTAATACGACTACCACTACAGTCACTACCACGAATAACCGGCAGGGAACGCAGCTTGTCGTTCAGAGTCAGGCCAACACGGTCTCGATTGGCTCGGTGGTCACCGACGTCTCGATCCAGCCTTACATTGCCCCTCGCATTGTATCGTTCTTTGCCTATAACCTGCGCCCCTCCTGCCGTGTCCACATCTTCTTTGATTCTGTCAATGTGGATGCCTACTGTGCCCCTGGCGTCGTCCCCACGACCATTGCGGATAGCTCCGACTACCATTCGATCACCAAGAACGGCAACTGGGGTGATGCCATCTACACCGATTCTCTGGGTCGGGTGGCCGGGCAATTCAACATCCCAGCGGCCACGTTCAAGACTGGTGACCGTGTTCTTCAGATCTGCAACGTCGATAACATCACCCAGGGCAACAACGCTATCGTCACGGCGGCTACGGCTACGTTCACGGCTTCGAACCTGAACGTCACCAAGGAGAACGTGACCCTTACCACGATCAATCCGGAACTGTCCTTCCAGAACGTCGTGCAAACGGTGGTGACATCCAATACGACCGTCACGATCACCAATAACCCAGACATCTACAACTTTACGGCTACCTGGAATGAACCGGTGGCTCAGGGCCTGACCATCAACACCCCCAATGGGGACGCTGGTGTTTTTGCGTCCTCCATCGACGTCTACTTCAAGCAGAAGTCCCTGATCTCCAACACGGGTGTAACCCTCTACCTTTGTGAGACCCAGAACGGCTACCCGAATGGGGCGGCGATCCTACCGTTCTCTACGGTGCATCTGGACTATGCCAATGTCAATGTCTCGGCAGATGCCACGGCGGCCACCCGTTTTGTATTCGAAAGTCCGGTCTTCCTGGCCTCTGGTATGGAATATGCCTTCATTGTGAAACCAGACGCCAATGATCCGGACTACTTCATCTATTCGGCCCGTCTGGGTGACCTCGATCTCACTACCGGTACTCAGGTACACCAGCAACCGGCTGTAGGTACGGCCTTCTATGGTGCCACCATGGGAGAGTGGACGGCACTGCAGGACGAATACCTGAAATTCCAGCTTAACATCTGCAACTTCACCAGCGCCTCGGGTAATGCCACGTTCAAGAACCACCCCATGGATTTCTTGACCGTCTACAACGTGGCCTATTCGAACACCTCGAACGGTATGCTGCCCGGGGACCATATCTTCCAGGCTACCAACTCGACCCCATCGACGGCCAATACGTCCAAGACCGGCATCTTCTCCGGATACGATCCTATCCAGGGTATCGTCTATGTGGCCAACTCGACAGGAAACTTTTCCGGTAACAGCTTCATCCAGGTTCACCGGTTTGCCAATAACTCCCTGGCATCCTCGCCCAACACCTCGACCATTGTCGCCTGGGCGAATACAGGAACGCTACACAACGTCTTGATGGACGCCATGGTTGGCCAGTTCGCCACTATCGTTCCCCCGGGGACGACCCTGAACTACTTCATGACGGGTACATCCAACTCGTACGGGGTTGATGGTACCGAGAACAAGATCGTCCCGGGCTATGAGACCGAATTCTTCGACAAGGAGCGGATCGTCGCCTCCCGGTCCAATGAAGTCGCCCTCATGTCCTCGAACAAGTCTTTCTCCATCCGAACGGCCCTGTCTACGGATACGGGATTGCTGTCGCCGCTCATCGACACGGTTCGTAGGCAGCAGCTTATCATCGGGAACAAGGTTGACCCCCTCGGTTGGAACTACGAAGAGTTCTTCACCACGGGTAATGCCGTCTCGAAGATCATTTCCAGGATCGTCACTCTGGCCGACGGCAACGATTCCCAGGATCTCCAGGTTCATGTGACGGCCTACAAACCGGCGGTTGCTGATATCCAGGTCTGGGTGCGCTTCGTCAATGGCGAAGATCCTGAAGCCATCTCGGCCAAGGTCTGGACACCGTTCATTAATTCCTCTGGCTCTCTGTCTTCCGACCCGGCCAACCCTTATGACATGAGAGAGTTCGTGTTCAAGTGTCCGAAATACTACGGACCGATCCCGACCTCTGGTACCATCGTCGCCAATGCCACCTCGGCCAATATCACCGGCACCAGCACCAAGTTCACCACCGAACTGAAGCCGGGCTGGTACGTGAACATGTTGGCCACCCCGACGTATCAGGAGACGACCCGGCGCATTGTGTCGATTGCCAATGACACCTTCATGATCCTGGACGCTCCGTTTGGTAATACCTACACAACCCAGCCGATCTTCCTGGTGTCGCCGCCCACGACGCCATACCTGTCGTCCAATACCACCCGACCCATGACGAATACCTCGGCCACGGTGGCCACTTCGACGACCAATAATGCGATCATTGGCACCGGAACCAACTTCACCACTGATTTCCTCCCCGGATCGATCATCACCATTGCGGGGGATAGTCAACAGGTGGTCTCGATCACCAATTCGACCTACATGACGGTCGGCAAGCCCTGGTCTCAGACACTGGCGGCGGCTACTGGCTATGTCTCTTCTCCGGCTGGTATCTCCTATCTGAACTCTTCTGGTTCTTTGTATACCAGCTTCAAGAAGTTCCAGGTCAAGATCATTCTGCAGTCCGACGATAGCTCGAAGGTTCCCATCCTCGATGACGTCCAATGCCTTGCGATGTTGCTATGAAGCTGGTCGAAACGGAACGGCCGGGGCTGGCCCGGGACTTGGAAAGTGGGGCGCTGGTGAACACCAACATGGACGCCCTGAAGGCCTATAAGGCCAGGAAGTCCAACATTGGAAAGACTGAGGAGCGGCTAAATAAACTTGAAGGCCAAATCAATACTCTTATGGGCATGATGCAACAACTCATAGACAAAGTAGGCAAATGACTGTCACCGTTGCAAATTCCCTGTCCAATTCCACATTTGGCTTTCTTCGAGCCAGGGTCAATGAACTGGCCGATGCGGTAACCACCAAGGCTGTCACCACCGATTCCAATACGGCCGCCGGGAATGCGGCGATCACCGGCACCTTCACGGCCAATGTCGGCATCTTCACCAATGGCATCACGGTCACTGGCAACACGGGCAATGTGGACATTGCCAACTTCACATCCAACACCGTAGCGGCCAACACGGCCAACCTCGTCTCCCTGTGGTCTTCTGTCGCTAATCTAGTGACACTGACGGTCAATTCGGCCGTCGCCAACGTCTGCAACGTCACCACCTTTCGGGCCACCACGGGTAATGTGGTCACGCTATCTTCGAATTCGGCCAATATCACGACCCTGTCGGTCAACACAGCGACCATCGCCAACCTGATCGCAACGGCCTTCTCAGTCACCAACTTCGCAGCCAATACCTTGGTGGTGGGCAATAGCTCGGTCAACGTCACATTCACGGCGGCCAATGCCACGGCCCAGGCCAATGGCGGCTACTACTTCAACGCCAATGGCTCGTATGTGTACATTGCCCCCTTCTCGACCCCAGGCAGCAACACCCAGATCATCTTCAACGATTCGGGTAATATCAATGCCTCGGCCTCCCTGCTTTACTTCAAGTCCAATACCACCTTCTCGACCTCGAACCTGATCGCCAACAATCTGACATATGCCGGTTCTGTGGCCCTTCAGGGTGGCGGATCGGTCCTCTTCGCCGGTCTTTCCCAACAGACCCTGGATGCCATTGATCTCGCAGTTTACCGGTCGGCCGAGTATGTCTGTCAGCTTAAGGACAACAATGGCTTGACCTACGGGGTCACCAAGATCCTCCTAAGCTGTAACGGATCGGCCACTACAGTGACAGAGTACGGTGGGACGGGCACGATCCCGGGTACCTTTGATGGCGGCACAAACGCCACACACTCTACCCTGCTGTTCACCCCGACATCCTCTTCCGTCACCTGTAAGTATAGCAGAACGGCATTGGCTCTATGACAAGCAAGGTCAATTTCACTATCGACCAGGGTACCGATTTCTTCATGCAGGTCATTGTCACCAATGACGACGACACCCCCTTCGATTTCACGGACTATACGGTCAATGCGGTGATGCGGAAACACTACACTGAACCGACGGCCGTCGAATTCACGGCGAACGGCATGCCGGGCATCCTCACCCTTTCCCTTGCCCCGGGAGATACCTTGGGCCTGGATTATGGAAAATATGTGTATGATGTGGTCCTGACCAGCCAGTCCAACACAGTCACCCGCCTGTTCGAGGGTATTGCGACCGTGGTTCCCAGTGCCACAGCCGTTGTCGCAGCCAATACCGACACCAACACGGCCCCACTTGCTAATGGGGACATCATCCAGTGACCAAGGTCAAGGTTTCGGCCCCGACCAATCCGAAACTTTCGGTCACGACCCGCAATGGCATCCCGGGTCTGAATCCGGTCTTCATCGACCCGGTTACCAACGATTCCATTGCCAGATTGAACATCCTGTACGCCAACGTCGCCAATGCACAGACGGGCGACACTCTGATGTACGACTCCAATACCAGCGTCTTCAATCTGGCGCCGTTGGATGAACACATCGCCAATGTCATTTCCTCGAACACGGCCCTTTTCTCCAACCTGATCCTTCAGGTTCTGGCATCTAATACACTCACCATCAACACCATCTCTGTGACGACCATCCAGGCCAACGGTTCCCCGGGGGCCAACGGACAGGTCCTTTACTCCAATGGTACGGGAGTTTACTGGGGCAATCACGGAGTTATGAGTGTCAATACCTCTAACGGTCTATCTGGTGGACCTATTACTGACACTGGTACTATTGGCCTTGTTGTGGGGCCGTCTCTGACGGTAAATAACAGTGGATTGTACGTGAATGCGACCCTCTCGATCCAGGATCTTTCCCTCTCGGGGAATGTGACCGGTTTCGATACCATTGATTGTGGCTCTTATGCATGAGGATGATGTGGCAGATCTACAACAAACCCTGATCTATGCAACTAAGCAGGAAGCCCTCCTGCATGAGATGATTCGTCGATCCCTGAACCATGAGATGACGGTCGAGGTGCTGAATGCCGTCGTCAAGGATCTGCAGGAGCAACTGAAGGTCGTCAATGCCAAGAACGAAACCCTGGAATGCATCATTGGGGGTCTCAAGGACGAGAAGGCTGCCCTGGAGCTTCATGTGATCGATCTGACCAAGGAGAAGAATGCGGCCCTCCCCGTAAAGGCTAGGAAACGACGTGACAAAAGTCATCCAGTTCAAACGGTCTAGTACCCCGGGACATGTCCCCGCCGCCCTGGCCAATGGCGAGTTGGGGATCAACGTCGTGGACAAGAAACTGTATTCCTCGGACGGGACTACGGTCTTTGCCATCTCGTCGGGAGAAGCCAATACCATCACCGTGGGGGCCAACAACACCCAGAACGGGGTGCAGTCCTCCTTTTCCCAGGTTACGACCACCGGAACCAGCACCCAGAACGTCGATTCCTGGGCCGTAGCCTCCTGGAGTATGGCGGCCTACACCATCCGGATCAAGGATAACGTGGCCAATAATGTGCAATCTTGTATGATTAATGCCCTTTGGAATGGGGGTGGCCTGGATACCACAGTGTTCGGGGTCATTTACTCCAACACCTACCTGGGGACCTTCGCCTCGACCTCCAACGCCACCCACGGCGTCCTGCAGTTTACTCCGACCTCGGCCAATACCACATTGTCTATTTCTCGCACTCTCCTGACGGCATAAATAGAGGCGTATCACAGTTTAGTGATCGGACCTCTTGCCCAGGAGATTAAAATGGATTTGAAACCACACATTCACGCAGGACTTTTCGGTATCGGCGGCTCCAGTTCTTCGGCTAACGGCGCCCCCACGGCAACGACCGCAACAAGCATTGGTCAGGACATTGCCAATGCCTTCTTCTCGATCCAGTTCACGGCAGAAGAGTTGTCGGCCATCATGACGGTTATCAATATGGCGCTGAAGGCCATTGGTCTGGCTGGTTTGGCGGACGTGGTAAACCTCATCATCCGCATGGAGCAGGGCCTCGTTGCTCAGCATCAAGCGGCCAAGAAAGACCCCCCGGCTGCAAAAGCTTAAAGGGTAGGAAAGACTAGGTAGGGGATGGCACAGAAAAGCTTCTTCGTTCAGGACGGCCTGAACGTCAACAATTTCGTCGTAGCCAATTCCTCTACCCTTTCCGTCGGGGCCAACCTCACCCTTAACTCGACAAGCTTAAGCATTGGCAATTCCACTGTCAATGCTACCCTGAACTCGACCTCTTTCTCCGGAACGGCTAACCTAGCCACCTACATCAATGCCCAGTATGGCCTCCTGTCCAACTCGACGGGGGTCTTTGTCGTTGCCAATTCTGGCATTGTTGCCAATACATCCGGCGTTTTCGTCAATCCATCTCTCTCGCTCACCAATCTGACCGTCTCGGGGAACCTGATTATCTCCGGGACGATGACAGAGATCGATACGATCAACCTGAACGTCTATGACAACATGCTTGCCCTGGCCGGGAACTTGGCCTCGACGAACACCTTCCTGGACACTGTTGATACGGGCTGGTACGTCAAGACTGGCAACACCTCGGTCAACTGGTACTCAGGTATGGCACGGGTGGCGGCCTCCTCGACCAATACCAACCCCTTCTTCAAGCTGTTTGCGACCCAGACCCTTCCCGGTTCGAACATCATTGATACCGGTGCGTCAATTGGTACCCTACAGGCATGGCTGAATGCCAACGGGGCAACCGTGAACTCGACCGTATTTGCGGTCGGCAACTCCACGGTGAATACCCAGATCAGCACAACCGTCAGTTCATTCAGCGGTAATGTTGGCATCGGTACCAATAGTGCTAATGCTAGTTTGCATGTATATCGTGCAAATTCGATGTTTGTCACTATTTTGGAATCAAACAGCGCTGATTCTTACAATCGTTTTGTTAGTACCGCCGGTATCGGAGAATATGGCATATGGCAAGGTGCCCTGTACTTCCAAGCTTTTTCTCTAAGTAACGGAATTCGTTTCTATGGAAATAGCAGTACTAATTCCAGCCTTTCTATTGCTAGTAATGGCAATATCGGCGTAAGCACAACGTCTCCAGGAGATAAACTTGAGATCGTCGGAAGTGCTGCATCTTGGGCTGGTATATCCGGTATCCGTTTTACAGATATCAGTGGGAATGCAAATTCTAGGAACTGGGGCATTTATGCCGGTGGTGCTAACTATGGTGACCTAAACTTTTATATGGCTGCGGCAGCCAATTCTTCACCGAGCAATGCCAATGCGGTTCTAACTATAAGTCGTACAGGTTACGTAGGTATTGGTACCACAAGCCCCCAAGCTCTGTTCCAGATCGGTGATGGTACCAATACCTCGACACTAACCTACCAATCCAATTCCCCATCAGATCCCCAGTTGTCCTTCAATGCCTACTGGACAGGATCTCAGTGGAACCGGATCAATACGGCCTACGGTGCCCAGAACTGGTGGCATGATGCCGTCAACAATGTTCTCTATCTTCGTATGGCGAGTAGTGGGGCCAACCCCATTACCTGGAATGCCACGAGTCTGTTCATAGATGCCAATACCGGGCCGTACGGCGCCAGTTTGCTAACAGTTCGTAACACTGGAGCAGCGGGTGAGGCTGCTATAAGCCTTCGAAACGATGTTGGTTATGCTGCTTTCGAGCTTTTTGGTTCTACTTGGGGCGCCTCTGGTATAAGCAATATGGCTCTGTTCACCACACAGAGTACCATTGCTGGTGGTATCGGGTTTGCTACCCTTGGTAGTGCCCCCATCAAGTTCATGACGAACAGCAATGGATCGTCGAACGAACGGATGCGGATTCTTGCTGATGGTAAAATTGGCATTGGCACTTCCACTCCAGGTGAAGTTCTGGAAGTCACTGGTAACATCAAGGCGACCACTACCAAGGGCGTCATTCTTGATGCCGCCGACCGCCCTCTCATCACCCGTGGCTGGGATGCCTTCTCGTCCGGGAACTACAGTGGCATCGGCCGCTGGGGCCTGTTCATGGAATCGGGGTCAATTACCATCGGCTCCCCAGCCGGGGCCGGTAATTTCAAATACTCGACCTACAACGCCGACAGTTCAATCTCCACGACCCCATTCTCGGTGACATACAATTCTATTGTCCAGTTGGGTGTAGCCGGTGGGCAGTATCGAGCCTACAACCAGGATACAGTCAAGCTCAAGTTTGCCAACTGGTATATCTCGAATGCTGATCAGTGGGGCCAGGGGCAGCTATGGAATGAGCTATGGTACGGTGCTATCAACAACAATAATGCCCGTCGTATTGGTTTCTATCTGGATCTACCAGACGCTGGAGCTAGTGATTCGTCTAGCGGCCAATCTGGTGTTCACCCCACAAATGCCAGGATGTATATCGACATGTCGGGCGTTACAGTCCCGACTGGCACTCTCGTCGTTGGTAATTCTACTGTAAGCACAACTATTTCTCCCACCTCCACCGCTCTCATGGTGGCGGGTATTGTAGGTATAGGTTCCTAATGTCTTCCATCCTTTCCCACGGCCCCAGGTTCAACCCGCTCAAGGAATTTCTTCCTGCCAGGGGGCTTGTCCTCAATGGTGACATAGCTTCTGGCAACCTCTTCGACCTACAACGTAGCGGAACCAGTGTCTTTACCGTTACCACAACCGGCGTTGGCATTGGAACGTCCACACCCGGTACGGACAAATTATACATCAAGTACAATGCCAATCCTGGTGAATTTGGTTTCACCATAGAAAACACCAACTCATCGAATTATGCTCTTTATCGCATGATGACCGATAGCCGAAGTTGGACTAATGGTGTTGGTGGTTCTGGAGAAACGCTGTTCGGAGTACCGAACAAGTATTTCATTTATGATGTCACTGCCAATGCCATGAGGTTGGTCATTGATACTAGCGGTAACGTTGGTATCAATACAGTATCACCAACACAAAAATTTTCTGTTCATGGTAACGTCGGAATATTTGCAGAAAATTTAGCAAGAGGAGTTATTGTCAACGGATATAGTGGCGTTTCAGTTCCAGGCAATTACGCTACTTCTCTATATTCTCAAGGGAGCGCCAAAGGTGTTCTTACACTTGGTAATAATGGCTCTAACGAAATACGTGCTGGTTCTAGTAGTACCGGTGGATATCTAAGAATCTACACAAACAATTCCGTTGACGGTGCTACTGCTAATTCTGATGGCGTAATGGCAATGGCCATTACTAGCTCTGGTGATGTAGGCATTGGAACTACTACTCCAGTTTCAACAAGCAATTACGGCGGCTTGTCACTGACCGGAGCCAATGGTTCTATTCTATCGATGATGACAAATGGGACCGAAACTTTCCGGTTTGCAACGGACAGCACTGGAAACTACATTCAGGGAATTACAAGCCTCCCACTTAAGTTGTATACGAGCAATAACCTTCGTCTCAACATTGACAACTCTGGTAACATTCAGGTTTATAGAAACTTCCTATTCGGTTCGGCGTCTTCAATCCCTGCGACCCACACATCTACGGCATATAACTTCCTGTGGTTCCCTGGTGGTGCGTCCATCGGTGGTGATGATGATCCAACATGGGCGAACATCGCCCTCAGATCCAATTGGGCTCGTGGTACATCTACCCCCTGGGTGTACGCTCTCAATGGTCCTGCTTGGGCGATGATATTGGGTCATTCTTCGAATCTGGATTGTTTTGAGATTGTAAGATCTCCATCTGCTACTGCGGGGGCCGACGTTGCTACTCCAGCGGTATCTTTCTTCCGTATCTCCAACACTGGGTTTGTGGGTATTGGTATAAGCTCCCCCACTACCAATCTCACGGTTGCTAAAGGCACATCTACCACATCGCAACATATTTACAACACCTATACCGATGCGTCCAATTACGAACGGTTCACGATAGATTGGAAGACCACAGCGAATGTTCTGCGTCTTAGCACTGAAGCTGCTGGTACTGGTACTGTTCGTAACATTGCCCTGATCGGCGGAAATCTAGGCATTGGTACTGCTTCACCACAGGCTTTCTTGCACTCTATAAAGGGGTCCGCTGGTGGCTATCCAGCGTATGGTGTGAATTACGACCTCACGTTGCTGGAGAGCAGTCAGGACAACTACCTACATTTCCTACAACCAGCCAATCGGAATGGTGGTATTCTGTTCGATAACCCCACTACGAGAGGGGTCGGTTTCCTCTATTACGACAATTCCACCAATGCACTCATCATTGGCACCAATTCGACCGAGAGGATGCGAATTGATAGTTCTGGCAGTATTCTCGTTGGTGGTGCTGGTTCTACACCAATTTCTTCTTCCACCGGGGCTTCGGCTGCCCTGGCCCCAATTCACATGATGGGGGCTTGCTAAAATGCATGCTAAACTAGACTTCGGCATTCGTGGTATCTGGAATCCGACGATCCCGGATCGTGGCTTGGTTCTGGAAGGTGGTAGTGTCACAGCAACCAACCTGTTCGATATCCAAAGGGCAGGAACTAGCATTCTCTCCGTCTCGACGAGCGGCGATCTTAATATCAATCGGATAAACCTGTCGAATGGTTCGAGTGGGGCGGAATCCATCACTTTTGGTGGTGGTCAGACTGGCATTCATTCTGGTGGTTCCGGCACCATTGGTATAAGCGGTTTCTACGGCATTGCCGTCCATGTCAATGGTCAGTCCCCACTAACATATCTGGGTTGGACAAATGTCGGCGGTGGTGTCCCTAGCGGCTCCTTTGTCGGTACTGATACTCTTTTCTTGGGTTTCAATACCGGTCGAGATACATTCCTGATACGAGATGCTGCTGGTATCATTGCCCAACGAAACTCGACGAGTGCCCAGGCACTACGGCTCTATAACACCTATACCGATGCCTCCAACTACGAGAGGTTGTCTCTTGACTGGCAGACAACCGCCAATGTATTCCGCATCACATCCGAAGCGGCGGGGACCGGAACGGTTCGTAATATCGCTTTCATGGGCGGCAACGTCGGTATTGGACTGACCGCCCCCGCACAAGCCCTCCAGGTTGTGGGGAATATTGGCCTGGGTACCCAGAATGTTATGAAGTCCCGTGAAAATGCGGCTTATAACGGCACCAGCCAGATCCTGTTTTCTACCAACACCTTCAACTGTGGTACGTCCATTGTTCTCAATTCCCTTCATGGATCTGGTACCGCTGGTTACAATGCCCTGCAATTTGCGACCTGTAATGGTGGTGATGCAACTCAGGTGGCAGGGATCTACGGCGAAATCAAGGGCATCACCGGTACTGATACCAACCCCAGCCCCTACGGCGGCGATATGGCCTTCTCGGTTGGGCAGGTTGCCTACTCCTATGGTGCTATCTCGAACTTCCTTGAAACGATGCGCATCAGTGCTAACACGCACGGTGTGGTCATTGGTACGGGGTATGCTGGAACGTACGTTCCCCCTACAGACGGACTTCTCGTCAAGGGCATTGTTGGAATAGGAGCTACCTCTCCGACGAGGAAACTTGAGGTTGTAGCCAATACCAGCCAGGAGTATGCCGCCTCTATCACCAACCAGAACAATTCTGGGTCTTGGCGGGGTGCTCTTCTAAGCTTGTTCCCCAACCTGAGCAACGGCCAGAACGGTGCTATTTTCTATGGTGGCAAGGCTCTCAATACCTATGAAGGGTTTGGGATCAACTACAATCATGTAAGTCCCTCGAATGCAAATAACTATGTGTCGTTCAATTTCTATGGTCTTGACAATATCCTGACTTTTAATGCCTCGGGGCTGGTCGGTATCGGAACCACGACCCCGAATAACCTCCTCAACATCTATTCTGGGGGCGGTTTTGACAAAGGTATAACCATTACCAACCTGGGATCTGGTTCTAGCGATACGGCAGCGATCAAGCTTGAGAATAGTAGCTACTACACGACACTATTCACCGGGACGGCATCTCATCCATCAGTCCCGAGTGCCACTGGTTTCTATACGAATGCGGCCAACGGTTTTGTGATCTTCCCCAATGCCAAAAGGGCATTCCGTGCAAAGGACACGGTAAGCTACTTCTACGGCGATGGTGATGCTGGTAGCGTGGGTATCGGAACGAATTCTCCTAGCTTCAAGTTGCATGTCTCTGGAGCTAACTCTGGCTACATTGCCTCGGCAGTGGAAAATACCAACGCAAACGGCTATGCCCAATTCCGTTTCATAACAGGTTCTACCGTTGGTGCCCTGCAAGTCTATGGTACTGGTTTTGGGGCAGTTGGGGTGTATCTCCCAGCATCTGTGGCATATTCCACGGCAGCTTCCAATGGTGTGATTTTTAGTAATGAAGATGCCTCTGGTCCCATGTCGTTCGTCACGGGTGGGTATGCTGCTAATAACGAACGGATGCGGATTGCCGCCAATGGCAATGTAGGTATCGCTACTACATCCCCAAGCGGCCTTCTCCATATCACCAGCACCAACTCGACCTACAACGCCAACAACATCTTTCTGAAACTCCAGGCGGCGTCTGGTAATGTCATGACCTTCTTCTCGGGAGGGTCGGATGGTGCCGTGGGTGCTACCGTCGGGGGTGTTACCCGCTTCTACTTCGGTGGGGCGGCCAACTCTGGCGTTGAAATCCCTACCACCAACAAGATCTGGTTCGTCAATCCTGGTGTGGCTGGATACTCAGGTATCCTGCAAGATTCGACTAGCCCAGAGGCCGTCGCTATTCGTCATGACACGACCTCCCAGGAATTCCGGGTTTATGACACCTTTACGGACGGTTCGAACTACCGTCGTATTACCAGTAAATTCTCTGGTGGGGTTGGTTATGTTGTCACAGAAGGGGCCGGGACTGGTGCTACCGTCTCTATGCGGGTCGGTACTGTCGGTCAAAACGATCTTAACTTCCTTGTAAACAATGCAGACCGCTGGTGGATCGTCGGCAATACCAGCTATTCATTCTTGGCTGGTGTGGACAATTCCTATGATATAGGTGCTGCGGGTAACTATCGCCCCAAGACTCTTTATCTCGGCACGTCTCTCGTTGTCGGAAACTCGACCGTCAATGCAACCCTGAATTCGACCTCCCTTTCGGTCACAAACTTAACCTTGGCCGGTAATCTTACCGTCTCGGGATCTCTGACGACCATCGATACGATCAACCTGTCCGTCATGGACAACATGATCATTGTGGCGGACCAGCTTGCCTCCACCAATACCTTCCTGGACAATGTGGACGCCGGTTGGTACATCAAGACGGGGAACACCTCGGTCAATTACTACTCGGGCATCGTTCGTCAGGCTTCCCTATCGACCAACACCAACCCGGTCCTCCGGGTCTTCAACTCGAACGTAGCCCCCGGCGCCACGACCATCGATTCTGGTTCGACGACCGGCACTCTTATGGCCTACCTATCCTCGGGTGCTCTGGTCTCGAATGCCACGGCAGTGGTTATCACGGCCAATAGTACGGTCAACGTAGCGGTCACCGCCAATGTCGTAGGGGCTGATACCGTAAAGGTCGGCAACTCGACCGTCAACGTCGCCATCAACTCGACCGCCATTGCTATCAATGGATCGGTGGGGTCGAGCGGTCAAGTCCTGACCTCGAACGGAACTGTGACATCTTGGCAGACCCCTTCTGCCCCTGCTGGTGTGAATACGGCCGCTGCCTTTGCCTGGACCAACTCCCATTCCTGGGATGCGGCTTCGACCGTCACGGTTGGCAACTCGACCGTCAATGTCGTCCTGACCTCGACCACCGTCACCATTGGCAATACCACCGTAAACACGGTCATCTCGGCGGCGACCCAGTCCATGATGAATCTTGCCCTGGCCGGGTGGTAAACCCTACTTCTCGTATAAATAGAAAGCAAAGACAATCCTAACCCCTGGAGATCCCATGGACTTTACTGTCAGTATCACCGATCCTGCTTTCCTGGACGGTATCACGGCCGCCCGGAGTGCTTACAATAGCTCTCTTCCCCAGACCATCGACGACCCCGAAAACCCGGGTACCCAGATCCCCAACCCGGATCTCATTGCCACGGACGGCGCCTATGTCCAGTTCGTGATGTCCAAGGCGGCAGAGTCGTACTCGAAGCAGTACCACACGGCCAACACGTAATCCACAACCCCATAGAATGGAGCATACCATGATTACCCTTACCCTGACTGAACAGGAAGCCGCAGTCCTGATGAACATGATCGATGTTGCGGTCAAGGCCGTCGGTCTCCAGGCCGCCGAAGCCGGTCTTGTCTTCTCCAAGAAGCTGCAGGAGGCAGCCCAGGCAGCCCCCAAGGCCAATGGTGCGGATAACAGCCCCTTCACCTTCAAAGCCGAAGACGGCCCCCACTAATAGAGGACGTACATGGCAAAGTCACAAACCCTCAACTTCACCCAGGCCCTCAAGTTCTCGGCCAATACCATCGTGGCTGGTGATACAACCACGGCCAAGATCCTGTACACTGGGGGGACTAATGACTCTGTCGTGAAGGCCATTCAGATCACGAGCTTGGATACCTCGGCTCGTGGTCTCAACCTATGGGCCAATGTGGCTGGCACCTACTATCTCCTGGGTTGCATTCCAGTCCCTGCCGTCTCGGGTGGCAATACGACAATCGCCCCGGTGGACGGTCTCTCGGCGACCTACATGCCTGGGTTGCCTTATGATGCCAACGGCAAGAAGGTATTGCCCCTACAGGCGGGGGCCACCTTGTATGCCAATGCCGTGGCCACAGTGGCCAACACCATCACAATTTCGGTGTTTGTGGAAGACTATTGATTTTTAGCAACACTGCCTGTTGCATAGAAACACCCCCTTGCCATGGAGGGAACTAAAGTAGACCGGAGGACTAGATTACATGGCCAGTAAACTCGATTTTGGTCCCCGTTCTAACTACAATTTTTCCGTCCCCGCCGAAGGCCTGAAGCTGGAAGCTGGTGCCGTCACCAGCAATACCCTATTTGCCATCCAGACCAATGGCGTCAACCGTATGTCTTTGGACAGCGGCGGTAACTTCACCTTGTCTGCCAATGTTACTATTGGCGCCCTGAGCATTATTGGTGGTATAGCCAGATTTGAGAGGCCCGGTGGTGGCGGTATTGCATTCGGTAATGACAATGTAGTATGCGTCCGCACCCAGAACTACCAAGCCCTCGGTATTAATCAGTCCTATCCGATCTTTTGGGGCAGCGACCCTAGCTACTGGTTCTCCGGTGGTGACCTTTTCCTGTGGCGGGACGCTGCCAATATGTTGGGGCAAAGGAACGGGGTCAACAACCAAACCTTTAATTTATATAACACATACACTGATGTCTCCAATTATGAAAGGCTTGGCGTCTATTGGTCATCCAATGTTTTGAATATTGGAACTCAGGCTGCTGGTACCGGGACAGCGAGAAATATTACAATCTCCCCTCTAGGTGGCACTCTTACCATCGATATGCCGACTGCTGCGGTGGATTTGAAAACCTTCCTTCAAGTTGTAAGTGGCAACGTCTCTCTGAATCTTCTTCGAGGTAATGGTAAAGCGGGAGGCATTTGTGCCGGTAGTGTTGGTTTCGCCATCAATTATGACAATTCTGGTATATTTGCCATCACTAAAGACACTCGTGCCAATATAGCAGCAGGAACGTGGCCATCTACGGCAACAGTTGTATGGCAATGTGATGCAACCGGACATTTCCTCGCAGGGGCCGATAACACCTATGACATCGGTGCATCCGGTGCAACGAGACCTCGTACAGGATATTTCGGCACCAAGGTAGACATCACGGCCAATAATAATGCTGTGATGGATATGATCCAGATTCGAAACAGCAGCAACGGTTCCAGCGCCCAAACCAGACTGCATTTCGACAACGACCAAGCCCCCGGAACGGGTAAGGGTGGTGAAATCTTCTACACCTCTTCGACCTACGCTTCTTTCCCTGGTAATAGCTTCGGCGTCTGGAACGACAGCAACGGCATCATCGCCTTCGCTACCAATAACGTCGAGGCTGGTGGTTTCACGGCCAATGGTCTGTTTTATCTTGCCGGTCGAACTTCTTCCTACCCGGCCCTGAAACGGAATTCTGCGGCTGTTGATTTCCGTCTGGCGGACGACAGTGGCTATGCCAGCATCGGTGTCAATACCATCACCCTCGGTTCCTATGGAACTGTTTCGGCCCCGGCGGTGGTCCTCCCCAACGGTACCGGCTGGTATGGCAAGTCTGGCTACACAGACTTTGGCTTTGCTATTGGCGGCAATAGCATCTTGTCTGCTTGGGCGGGTGGTGTTTTCACCTCCTCTGGTAACTACTTCGGTTGGTCTGATAATGGTTCTGGCGATCTCATTGGAACTGGAACAAGTACAAGACTGTACAGGGATGCCAATGGCATCATAGGCCAACGCAATGGCACTAATGCCCAACAATTCAACATTTACAAAACCTACACCGATGCTTCCAATTATGAAGGAGGAAGTTTCGGTTTTGATGGTTCTGGTAATTTCTATATGGCCATGGGAAAGGCTGGAACCGGCAGCAGTAGAGGTTTGGCGTTCTATACCGGCATAGACATTAGCTTCAAAATAGGAGCCACATTGTGGTGGCAAATGTCCTCGTCTGGACATTTTATTACTGGCGCCGACAATACATATGATATTGGCGCATCTAACGCCACAAGGCCACGGTCTGTTTATGTCGGTACCTCGGTCACAGTTGGCAATTCCACCATAAATAGCACAGCTAATTCAAGCGGTCACTACGTGAACGGCATCGACGTTCTCCAGTCTCCGTCACCCGCCATTTTCATGCTCATGGGAGTGTAAATGCCATCTACCTATAAGGTCCTCGGCCAATCTGCCCCGGCTGCCACGACCGAAACATCCCTATACACGGTCCCTGCGGCCACCACGGCCATCGCCTCGACCCTGACGATCTGCAACTTCTCGACGACCCCCACCACCTTCCGGGCCTATGTCGCCGTGGCCAATGCTGCCACCGCAAGTAAGCAGTACCTGTATTACGATGTGGCCATAGGTGGTAACGATACCTTCTGTGCAACCCTGGGTTTAACTCTGGCGGCCACGGACGTTCTCAAAGTGTACTGTGGGGCTAACACCCTGGCCTTCAACCTCTTTGGGCAGGAGCTTTCATAATGGCTGCAGGTTTCACGGGCTATTCGGTCCTTTCCAACAAGACATCGTTCGCCGATACGGCATCCCTGGATTCATTTTCACGGTTGCGGGTGTCCAATCCGGAGTATCTGTTCGATGCCCAGTTCACCTACGACCTTCAGCCCCTTCTATACGAACAAAAGACCAATGGGGCAGGGGCTACGATCACCCATGATTCCACAAACCGTTGCGCCCTGATGGCCTTCTCCTCCACTACCACTGGTGGGTATGCCTACATGCAAAGCTATGACTGGGTGCGGTATCAGCCCGGCCGGTCCCAGCTTTACTTTGTGACCTTCTGTTTCAATTCCCTGACGGCCAATGCTTTCAAATTTGCTGGGGTTGGAGACGGCACCAACGGCATTCAGCTTGAAGCCAACGGTACGACCGTCCAGATCAGCAAATACTCGGCAACCACGGCGGGTAACGCAACCGTCGCCCAGACGTCCTGGAATCTGGACAAGCTCGACGGCACCGGTCCCTCGGGCCTTACGGTAGACTGGACCAAGACCCAGATCCTGGTGATTGACTATCAGGCCCTGTACGTTGGACGTGTGCGGGTTGGCCTCGATATCGGCGGCAATGTCTATTACTTCCACCAGTTCATTCATGCCAACAGCATAGCTTACCCTTACATCCAGGATGCTTCTCTCCCGATCCGCTGCGGCATGAATGCCACGGGTACGGTCACCACCAACATGCTGTTCATTTGCGCCTCGGCGATCTCTGAAGGCGGGGATCATGACCAGTTGGGCTTCA